TATCTACCAAGTTCTGGTAGATATCAGAGTTTCAACTCTACCGTTGCTCAGAGCTTTGGGAACATAGATTGGAGGTCATTTATTGGGCACTCGTAAGAGGCTCATAGGGATTAACGGAGGTGAGAATCTCACTTCCGATTTGCGGGTCGCGCAGACTAGCGTCTACACCGACCTGCCCCCGAATATCGACGACTATCATGTCGATTGGGGTCCCTTGACCGAAAATCTAATCGGAGATCAGGTTACTGAATCCGAGAATCATCCTGAGTGGAATCGTAGACATAAGTCTAAGCATTTCCACGATATCGGAGGGAATTTTAGTTCTGTAAAACGTTTCGCGACTTTAACATTGCCGCGTAACATGATGCAGGTCTATACTCCCACCGACTCACAGGGCACAAGGCGAATGGCCCGTTATATCGGACCATTGTGGCCTACCTCACCAAGCAATTGTAAGTGGCCTGACGCACACTTGCCTACCACGGCAAGTATGGTGCAAGACGGTACAACTGCAATAGCAAGGTGTTCCCCTGTGAATCCCGTCGCTTCTCTATCCGAACTCTTGGGTGAGACCATTAAGGAGGGTTTACCCCGCCTTATTGGTTCTGGCCTAAGAGGATTCCGTGATATGACCGCCAAAGAACGCCGAAAGGCGCTCGCTGGTGAGCATCTCAATAAGGAATTCGGTATAGACCCTTTTATCTCAGACATTCGGAAGTTATCCGAAGCTGTCACGCGTGCTGACGCCATTTGGGCGCAGTACGAACGCGATTCAGGTAAAATGGTGCGACGCAGGTATGAGTTCCCCAAGTTTGAGTCCTTCGCTCAGGAGGAGCTTGGTTTGATGGGTCCCAATTGGAACCCTTCTACTTCGCTTCTCTATAAGACGGAGAACTACAAACTTGACGGCATGGTTTTGAGAACAGATCGTGTCTCTCAACGTAAGTGGTTTAGTGGTGGCTTTACATACTATGTTCCCCGAGAAGATCGGGAAGCATTAGCGTATAATGTCATCCAGGCCAAGAAACTTCTTGGTCTCTCACTTACGCCAGACGTAGTCTGGAACCTAACTCCGTGGAGCTGGCTCACCGACTGGTTCGCCAATACTGGAGATGTTCTCCAGAACTGGTCGAACTGGGCAATCGATGGGCAGGTCCTACAGTATGGGTACATGATGGTTCATACCATCGTAACACGTACCTATACGTACTCAGGTGACACCCGTATCAAGGGTGACCCTGTGCCCGGGGTCGTTACTCTTACTATTGATAGTAAGAAACGAATCGGGGCTGGACCCTATGGGTTCGGAATCTCACCTAATGCCCTTGGTGGGCATCAGCTGGGGATCCTCACTGCTCTTGGTATCACCAAGAAAAAGTGAGTGAGATGTTGTATCTCGCCAAACGTCAAGGGTGGACCTCTGTGTCCACTAGGAGTGATGCTTGTGTCTTTCACTGATCCGCTGTCCGTTACGATCTCGGGTACGACGACTCCGTTGCCGCGCGTAAGCGTGGGCGACGATAAGTCGGAGTACATGAGTTCGAACGGTCTCATCGTCGTCCGCGCGAGCCATGACTATGGCAAGCGCAAGCGACGTATGCTGCGAATCGACACCTCGAAGTTGAGCCCTGACACCATTCAGCCCACCATCAACGCAAAGAAGTCCATGTCTTTGTACATGGTCTTCGACTTGCCCGATGAGGGGTTTGACAATGTCGAGGCCTTGGCCGTTTACACGGGGTTCAAAACCCTGATTACGGCCAACACGGACGACCTCGTCAAGAAGTTGCTCGGCGGAGAGTCGTAAGACTCTGTGCCGACTTCTCCTGAGGGGTCGCCACCGAGTGTAGAGAGGAGGCGTGACAGTAATGTCACCCATCCTGAACGTGCGACTCTTGGTCGCCGTTCTCATGATTATGACCCTCGTACCAACATCACCACAAAGGTG